CTCCATTGGAGTGGTGTACTCCTTCCCGGCCTTAGTAGGCCGGGAGCCACGCACACTTAAGCTTTAGGGTGTGCGGCCTAACATCGCGCTTCTTCTCATCAGCAAGAGTACCGGGCTTAACACGTACCAGCATAGCTGGATCGGTGGACGGTAAGGGCAGCAGCATGTCTGCTACTACCGTACCATCAGTGTCAGCCCCCTCGAGCCAATAACGGAGAAGTGACCTCTCCTCGGACAGGTCCCGGACATCCTTCTTCGGTATGAAGGTGGACATTCGGGTTTCCCATCTTTGGAGTTCAGGCACCCATCGGTCGGCTGAGTAGCCGTCCCTAAAGTGGCTGATTAGTCCTAGACCGGGGCTATTCTCCCTCACCAATGGGAGTCGAACCCTGCACTTCCTCACCGTGTAACGGGCAAGGAAATCAGCGCTGCGCCAAAGCCCGGCTGCATGCATCATGTTAGATGTAGCAACCAAACTCAACGCAGTGGTCTTAGGGATGCCGTGATCAGTGACGTGTTCCCGTACGTAAACAGGGGTTACATTGACCCCATCAAACGCATCGGTACCACACGACTCGCGAAATCGTCCAGTTACAAAGGACTTATCACGATTGACCTTGAGCCCAAAAGCTTCAAGGTTATCCATCACGGTTGATGCATATATCGTAGGGCAAACTATATCGTCGCCATACGATAGTACGAGCTCTTTCGCTTTCGCAAAAGGTACGCCGCACGATACTAGGCTACTTACTCCAATGGCATAGAAAACCATTGTTTCAATAGGAAAGCAAAGCGCGGAGCCCGAGGTTGCGAACTTCCTTAAACTCTTGGTCATCTCTGACTTTGAGTGTGGAAACTTTATCGCTACCTTACCACTACGCGTCCGGAACAACGCCTCCCGTAAGATAGGGAATGGCCGAACCAGATGCGAAACAAGACAAGCCGGAAGCCGGTCACTCGCCTCGGATAAATCGATTGTGGCATGTGTGCCATTTTTCGATCCCTCCAAAGCAAGGTTCTGGTTTCTAGATTGCAATGTAAACTGCACGTTATGTGATGCCCGCCGGTTTAGGTAACCGGGAAAGGCACCATTTTCGAGCAATTCGCGGAGTCGTCCCCAGAGGGCCTGCTGCAAATACTGTAAGCAACAGGGCTCCTTGGCGATCAAACGCGGACTTTTTTGCGTTTTGGGCACGGCAACGAGAACCGCAGGGCTCTCACTACCACGGAGTCTTACCTCATTCTCGCTCAAGACGTCATCGTACTCCATAGAAGGAGCAAAATAAGCATCCATTGGAAATAGAGGTTCAACTACCTCATACCAGGGCATCTTAACATACTTATTAGATGCTTTAAGTCCTTCTGCAACGGCCCCAGACCCATGTTTGGGCTTGAGGTTATGCTCGAGGATATCCTGGTTGACTGTAGATAAGATGGTACCGTACAAACGCGCAAAGATCCGTGACAGCTGTGTCAGCTTAACACGGTCGATATCACGTAGACGGGGTAAACCATCATCCGTTGCCACAAACTTTGCCATAGCGCGCTCGGTTCGTTCCAAGCTGCAGTCAAGCTTCACCTTCTTATAAAAGAGGCAAAACTGTCGTACAGCCCAGACGGCCGTAGCGTTAGCATCAGGCAAAAGCTCTCCAGTCTCGGAGAAGACCATCCTGACCAACACCTGCAGAAACGCAGGAACTGGCGACCTTCGCCTGGATTTCTTGAACCCAGGAAAAGTGTCTGAGGATATGTAGCCTAGTTCTAAGCCGCGTGTGAACGCCGCTTCGAATGTCGGCAGGCCAATCGATAAGAATGATAGGCCTTCGGTCTTTAACCGAGCCGCGACTGTACTTAGGTCGCGTTTTTGGGGTGCTGCACCAGCTAGTGCGCATACATCTTCGTAGACGCACTTCGTGAGCAATAGTAGGCTTTTCATGATCACCACCTTTGTGTGGTTATGTCAATCCTCGCCCAAGTGACTCACATCTCTGGCATCGTAGGCGGGGGGCGAAAATGCCCACCCGCCCAGGATTCAGCTGAGAATCAGCGCTGCACTATGACTGCCGTCAAGGCAGAAATAGACTGACAAGGTAAATCAATGCCTCGCCAGAAGCAGCACTGTAGGCGCCAACTATAGCGCCAACACCGGCGACCACTGTGGCCGCCTTTTTGGGGTTATCCTCCGCATACTTCTGAAGCTTGCGAAGAAATCCCATCAGCTTTCTCCCGATGTCAGTTTCGATGCGTTCGTTCCAGCCTTGAGCCAGTCGGCCATAGCGGTCAACAGGTCAATCTGGTCCTGCACGGTAAAACCGGCAGGCGGCGCATCGAGGATCACGGTAACGTGGCAAAGCACATCGACATTTGTCGACGGCAGATAGGGGTCAGAAGAGACCTTCTTACTGCTAAGCTTCACCAGGCGGTTAGCCCGCTTTCCCTCCTTCTGCGTAATACGCAGTTGGTATGGATCGCTGGTGGCTTCGCGATAAATCGCGGTACCACCGTTTTGCGAAATCCGGGGAAGAGACTTGGCCACCGTCGCTACGGTAACCGATTGTGGGTCTGAAAAAGACATGGGCAGCTCACTTGTTATGTTAGGAGTAGACTGGTTTCTCAATCCACTCGGGTTTCAGGTACCATGCAAATTCATGGCTACCAGCTGCGACTCAAACCGAGCGCAGTAATAATGAACCACTGCTTTTGAGACAGTGATCCGGGTGATAGACCGAAGCCAAATGGGGAGGCAGCAATACGCCTTTTGACTTCATTCATCCTTGTTAGGGACGTCTGAATCTCATGTCCACCTGCGGCGTTTGTCAGATTAAAAGTATCTGTCTGACTGATCGCATTATAGACATGCCCCATAACATAACCGTAATCCATGACCAGGTTTTCAGCAGCGTTCGTCGAAATGTTATCAACGACGTCGCCTACGTTGACAAACCAGTCAACGAGCCAGGACCATGGAAGTACTTCCCAGAGCAGTTTCGGGGAGGGGTTTAGACCATACAAAGCGGTCTTTGCCCTATCACGCACTAATGGGCTGGATTCGAGTCCAGGTATGAAGTACCTGAATCGACCAGAAAACCAGTACTTTGCACCACTAACTTCGGTGTAGGTCTGGGTCCCATAGGTTGCACGTTCGACAGTAGGCAACGTCCACACATGCGTATGATACGTCTGTGTGTTCGACACCTCGTCTGAGTGCAGCGTGCCCCTTCGTCGCACACTTTTGCCGTTATCACGGCGCAGTTGTTTGAGTCTGTCCTCGATAGACCAGAACAGCTCCCACGCGGCAACGATGTCTCTATACATCGGCATGACACCGAATTCCCAGCCCAAATAGTTAGAGCCGGGGTTCGATGCTTTCCGAAGGCTCCTTCGAGCTCGCCTACCCCAGATGTTAAACTGGAACAGGTCACTCGCGGAGCGCGCAGACGATAATATGTTCTTCATCTGCACTAAGAGTTTGGGAAAGTCCCGCAATTCCACCAGGAACTGACCTAGGCTAGCCGAAGGCTTGCCCGGTTTGAACCTTGCTATGCCCGTCGCGCCCATCCCAAAGAGGGTGGTTGTTAGATCGGGGATAGATGGAAGAGAGGAACCGGTTGTGTTTGACAGCCAGTAATGAAACCCGGGTTCGGACCTATAAAGAGGGTTCCACCCGAACTTGTTTATGACCAAATCGTGGTCATGAACGTCCCAGAATTTGCGCTCCCGCGTGACCATGAAGGTACCGCCCGTTTTATACGGGGGGCCTCTGTGGTTTTGCGAGGTATGCAACGTTTCTGAGCCTGTGTCGCCTGGACATGAGGGATAATCTCTAATATTCCCGTTGTACAGGTATTTGACACGATTCGGCGATCTTGCCGATGTGGCTAAGCTACGTGTGACTGGGACCATCACTGGCATATCACTACTCCTTTGCTTCGTGCTGGGCAGGCATTCCAAG